GAAACAACTGTGAAATCTAAGACATAAAGAAGATAGAGTAACCTCTGTCGTTACCACCTACGTCCTCTGGCTTCTCTTTAGGGTCATGGGACGTGGGTATTCCTTCCTTCTGCATCTTCTTGATGCGATCTTTAGAACGCTCACACATACTGTGATAGTCCAAAGATGTGTAACTTACTGTGTGGTCTTTATCTTTCATTTTATTCTTCCTTAATCTATAAATCCTAGTTTTTCAAACAAGCGTTCTCCAGTAGCTGTTCGTAAAACTCTATCTATGTTTGCAACACCGGGGACGTATGTTTGTCCTGCCCTAAGCAAAGGCGTCAATGCCTCATCTTCCCCTGTAAACAAACGCTGTCCTGTTTGAGCAACACCGCTTAAAACATTACCCGCAGCAGCTATTGGTGCTGGTTTTAACTCAACAGGCTGTCCTCCGTATTCCTCAGATCGGATGTTAACAATACCAGAAGACATATTAGAAGCTAATTGATTTAACAATGCCTTAGATATACCTTCAGGAGTGAGTAAGTCTTCAAGGTCTTTATCTTTAGACAAGTCAAGTGTTTTTCTACCATCGTCCCATATACCTGCAAAGACACCAAACAATCCTGCATACTTAGCAGAGTTAAGCATTGCGGATCGGGCAGCTTCAGCACCTTCTTTGGTGTTTAATCCTACGCGTCGCGCTTTACTAATGTTTAAACCAATATCAGTACGTATACTATTCATCTGCTTGTTCATATAACTTAACATACTGTACGCCATACGCCCGTTAGGATTATCATGGAACGCTTTAGGCATAGCACTAGCACTAACAGGTTGCCATTTGTTCAGAGAAGCACCAGCAAAGTTCAGCACCCAAGGATTACTGTACTGTTCATTCTTTAATGCGTTGACAGTAGCCTGAAACTCAGACTCAGTAAGCCCTTTCATTCCATCATGCTTACGTAGCTTGTCTAGATTACCTTTTTTTGAAAGATTAATGCCGCGTCTAATTGCACTGTTAGTCAGCATCTCCTGACCCATACGGTTAACTGTTGAAACACCAGAAACTTTGTACAAACCTTTACTCAGCGTGTCTAAACCTCGGACAACACCTCTATTCCATACAAAGCGTTGGCCTTCCGCAGATTCTCTAAAAGCTTTTTCACCTGCGTTAGCTAACTCTCCCATAAACTCTTTGTCTAAACCAATTTGTCTGTTAGATAACCAATTAGGATTCTTTATACCAAAGGTCTGATTAAACGTAGACAAGATTCCTTTAGGAATAGTTTGTGCCCACGCTTTAACACCGTTCTGGTAAATAGGAGCGGTAATGCCTTCAGCTACGTTTAACAAAGCATTAAGAGGATTACCTAAAAGAGTTCCTGAAACTGTTCTTCGTAGCACAGCACCTGCTACATTGCCTCCTGCCTTTGAAGCAATAAACTGAGAGCGTAATCCGTTAGCTAAGTTAGCAGCAACGTCATCACTTGCTCCTTCTTTTTTAGCTTGTCTTTCTATCGCATTAATAACAACATCTAATCTACTTTCCCCTTTCCCAATTTTAGGCTGACGAATCTTGTTTACATCAACATTAAACCTAGCAATTAAAGCACGAGCAGTAGAAATATCTTCTGCCATTTCTTTAACGGCTAACAAAGGATTATTATATTGGTCAGGGTTTCCAATAACTTTCTTTTTAGTTCCTTGAATTGCTTCAAGAGCTTTAGCAGGTATATAATCACCTTTAGACAACTTAACAAAATCTAGTCCAGTAAGAACAACCATTTGTTCTTGTAAAAGTTTTACTGCTCCTTTTTCTTTAGCAGTTGTTGCAGCAGAACTTAGATCATTCCATGTAGTACGTCGCTCTTTTTTTATCCCTTCGTTCATACGTAAAGCAATAGCCTTTAACGCTCTATTATTTTCAAAGATGTCTGCTACTGGTTTAAGAGTAGTATCAAATATCTCTTCTATTTCTCGTTGATCGTGTCTTGCTAAAGTCTCTGCATCTTCAGCTAGTCTTGCTGCACGTTGTCCTACGTTTTTAGCAAGCCATTCTTTTGTAGTTAAAAACACGTTACCCATAACATTGCTAGGTGCTTTAGGATAAGAAGTTATAGGAGTATCGTCAGTTATATCGTCTACTTTTCTGCTTTGTAAACTGGTATCAAAATCTTTCCCAATTTTCCTAGCTTCTTTTGCTCTACCTACATCCACAAAACCTTCAGACCCGCCTATGTGACTGCCTTTACCTGACCATGTTTCAGCATCTAGTTTTTTAGTAGCTTCTTTTATTTCGTCTGCATTTTTAGTCAGCAGCCCCCCTGCGGCACCACCAATAACTCCTCCAAGACCTGCACCTATTGCTGCACTAGTTGCACGATCTTCTCCTTCACCTGCTAGGAAACCGTATACAGCCCCTTCTGCTGCCCCTAACCCACCAACTTTAGCAGCACGAGACAGCTTACTACCTGACTGTGCAATCTTAGCAATACCTGCCCCGGGTATAAACAGACCACTAACTAATCCAGCACCGGACAAAACCGTAGAAGCTGTAGGATTGTCTGATTGAAAAGCACGTAGTTCACCACGAGAAGCAGTAATAGCCTCGTCCCAAGTATTTGCTGTACCAGACATTAAACGAACAATAGCATCAAGCTCATCACCAGCACCTATTGCTGATTCAACAAAGTCTACAGCACCTGATCTTACAGCACTATATTCAGGAGTAGCAAAAGATGTAAAACGACTTTCTTCAGAACCACCATCAAACTTATCAAAATAATTTGTAGTTTTTGTAGTATCAAACTTATCAAAATAATTTTCAGCCATTTGAATATGTCCCCATTGGGCTTATTTTGCTTCTAACATTTTCTAAGTATGTACGCTCTTGTCTTAAAGAATCAGAAGACATATAATTTGTACCAAAAGCACCATCTTTAGTTGACGTAGCTTCAATACCTTCAGGTAAATAACCATACTTACTAAAAAACTCTTCAGCTAAACTAGGATTTTTTCTTAAATCTTCAATTGCTTGAGGAGGAGCTTTATCTACATCTTCTGCTGTACCGTATGTTTCTTCAGCATAGTCAGAATCAATTACTCTAATACTATTAATAATTGATTTACGTTGCTCTCTTTTTAGCTGAGTTAAAGCCGTTTGTTTTTCTTCCATTGTCGGCTTTTCAGGATCTTCAGCAATAAGGTCAAGTCGCCTACTGATATCTATATCTCTAATAGGAGTCTCAAGTTCTAGCTCAAGTTTTTGTATGGTTTCTTCTTGAGCCAACGCTGCCGCATTAGTTTTTCTAAAGTCATCAATAGCCACAGCATCTTGCATACGATAAAGAGAGTCCCTTAATTCTTTTTCTAAAACATTAGCTCTGACTCTTAAGCCCTCATTCCAAGTTTTTGTTTTTTCATTCCATCCCTGATCTACGACCTGCTTGTAGGCATCGTATCTTGCTCTAACTGCATTTTTCATGTCGTCTGTAGGCAAAGCCTCAATAGCTTCATCATAACTTAAATTAGGCTTGTTAGTTTTTTCAGTACTACGCGTATCAAGGTAGTCACGAGTCTTTACGTTTTGAGTTGTTGTAGCTACATATTTTTGAAATGCTTCATAAGAATCTTGCTCGGCTGCTTCAGTACCTAATTTATCTAGAGCATCCAAATCAGAATCTTGAATAGCTTTTACAATAGCAGTACCGTTGCTTTGTACCCATGCTTCGCTTTTTATTTCTTGTTCTGCTTTACCTGTCCGCCATTTATTTATTCTGTATTCATTATATTGCTCAAGGGCTTCAGGATCTTGTTTCATTATTTCAATTCTTTGTTCTAAAACTTGCCTAACAGTCTTATCTAAAGCAGGATCTTCTAAAGCTTCTTCAGCGCGTACAAGAGCTTGTGCTTTATTACTGATTGCTTTTTGTTGAGCGCCCGGAACCATTTTTTGAAGTTGTTGAATTTGTGAAGCAACCTCTCTTTTTTGATCTAAAGTTATATCAGGCCCAGCCATTAGTTCTCTTAGCTTACCAATTTGTCGTGTAACAGCGGATACATCACCTTGTTGAGCGCCAGCTACTCCTTGACTAGATGTTGTAATCATATTATCTAGTAACTCAGCTTCTTTAGCTTTTTTTTCTTCTTGTAGGCGTTGAAGACCCATAACCGCAGGAGCTTGACCTACACTACGAGCAACGTCAAACAATCCCTGTTGATAGGTAGGCTGAAGAAGACCTTGTAAAAATGCTTGTGAAAACTTAGCCATTACTCTGTCACCTCACTATCAAAAATTTTACCCCAGTCAATCCCACCAAGCGATTCTATAATAGGTACGATGTAACCATCTTCTTTGCTGCCTACGGGACTCAACATACCACCTAACAAGCCTGTACCAAGACTACCAAGCAAGTTAGCTCGTGCCTGTTCTGAAATTAGTCGTGCCTCAAGACCACTCATCATAGTCTCACCGTACTGACCAGCACCATACAACTGACCCTGCTGTTGCATCTGCGGGTAAAGCTGTGAAGCTTGCTGGACATTAAGCATCTGTGCTTGTGGCATATATGCACCTGACAAGGCACCTAAGTTAAGCTGTTGCTGTCCTTGTTGTAATCCTAATCCACCAGCCAGCATTTGTTGACCACTGCTGAGAGATTCAATGGCACGTCGTTGCTGTGCATCTCGCATAGCCCCTTCAGCCAGTGCTAGGTTACTTCCTAGTCCAGCAAACTGAGAACCTAATGCTGCTTGTTGTTGCTGCTCTGCTTGTGCTTGTTGCATAGCCATTAAGGATGCTTGGTTCTGAGCTTCTGCTTGTGCCTTAGACAAAGCAAACTGCTCTGGCGTACCACCGTACATATTAGTTTGTACACCCATACGACCTTGATTAAACAAACGCTCTTCTAAGGCTAATCGTTGACGTTGCTCTTCAGGTGTTTGCATAGCTCTTATGCGGTTATAAACATCAGTCTCACGACCAGCCATAGGTTGAGCAAGCTGACCCATAAACATACCGCCTAAGTCTGAAGCACCTTGAGCAAGTAGTTGTTGAGTAAGAATACCGTAGGGATCTTGTCCAAGCTGTGTAGTACCACGGCCCATAAGATTTAACCCAGCAGCAGCGGCTTCAGGACTTCCCATAGTACCGCCTGCAAAGCCTGTCTGAGCTTGTCTAAGCAGTTCATTCTGTATGGCTTGCTCTGTACCGCCTAACGTATTAGTAACATTAGTACCTGTAATGTTGCCTAAAGCATCCATTGTAGGCGTAGCACCAAACTGTGACCCAGTAGAAGAAGTAACAGTAAAGGGCTTAAACTTAGACATACCTATAGCATCTTGAGCAAGACCCATAGCGCCCGGTATTTTTTGTCCACCTACTTCAGTACCTAAGATAGATTCTGTACCAATGTCGCCTAATCGATCATAAGCACTTTTAACAGCGGCACCTCCACCTGCAATAGTACCTATCCCAGCTAAAGGGCCAAGAATGTTTGCTAAAAGTCCTTCAGGAGAGAATAGTTCTTCCATTAGAGGATACCTCTTGTTTTAATAATAATCATATCGTTTTACCTAGTAGTGCTAATACGTTCATTTCCTGTATAGACAAAGCGTAGCCGTTAATGTCTGTTTCAAGTCCTACGCTAACTACAGAGCCATATCCTGTTGTGTTTAGTGAAGTCCTACTTAAAGTTTCTCCTTCTGCGGAAAAGTCAGAGTCAGTGTATTCAGACTGTCCATAGAAAGCGGGGCTATCACTACTAGTCCTAAACGTACTAGAACTAGGGTTAGTTGAAAAGTCATAAGCCCACTTGAGGAAAATGTCTGAGTTGTTTCCTCCAATCAAAGTAGGTCTAATCTTCTTTAACATCTTAATTTTTGCTGGATCACCAAACGTAAGCCCCGGACTAAAATACCTAAAGCGGTAAGACTCTCCGTTGTCTCTATAGTTGGCATACTTACCTACGCCGTCTGTACAGCCTATGTATATGTCTCCATTTCTGTCTCTTTGAAACGCCTTAAAATCTACACCGGGCCAACGAGTAACCCTGTAAGAACCGTTTTCTAAGGTTGCTCGTATGTCAAAGCAGTACACTAGGTTAAGATCAGCAAAACACAAAAGATAAAA